AGTTATTTAAAATTCAACCTAAATCAAGAAGAGACAATACTTACTGTAAAGAAATACCTGAAAAATACAGGGAATTAAGAACAGTAAATAAAAAACTGTTTCCCTTTACATACAAAAGAATGTTAAGGTTGCTTTCAGAATATGTTTCTAATAATATAAATGGATTTAGTAAAAACAACTGTAAAAACACCGCTCACCCAAATGGACACTATGCGTCTACACGATATAAATGGCTCAACTTAAATAACTGTAGTTATAAAAGTAGAGGCGAAACTATAGAGTTTAGACAACATAGTGGCTCAATTGATTATAATAAAATAAGAAAATGGGTGTTGTTTTGCATGAGTTTTGTTAACTTTGTCGAAAATCATTCTAGAACTATAATAGAAACCTATAATAAATTCCAAGAAGACCCAGCTATATGCATACCAATGCGTGATGTATTGCGTGCAGGCCTGGGTGATTTAGAAGGAGGCATTATAGCAGACTATTATAATAAACGTGAAGAACGATTCAATTAATCGCTACTCATTCACACATGCTACAAAAGGGGGGAGTTGTAATTATATTATTAACACTCCTGTTATACTTTGTGAAATGATTACCATTTCTCCCCCCTTATGTAGTTCACTATCATCGCCAACTATTTGGCTAAATTATTATTAATTATTAAAATTGTAAAAATTATGAACGAATACTTATTGAACATAAATGGTACAAATATGTATATATACCACCACAAAAAGAACAATACCCAGACACAGAGCCATTAAACTCTTATATAGAAATAGATAGAATATATGTTATCCATAAAGAACTAATAAAAGGGACTGGAGTTGTTCCTTGTGAAGTTGATATAACAGATATTATGTTAGAATGTGCTGATGACTGGTTAATAGAATTAGAAACTAAAATACTTGAAGAACATGAAGAATCTATTTATTAATTTTTGGAAAGAATACCCTCGCAAGGTGGGTAAAAAACAATCCCTTGATGCATGGTTAAGATTAAAGCCTACTCCAGAATTATATGTTATAATAATGGAAGCACTACTTAATCAAAAGCGATATAAAACTATTTGTGACGAACATAACATATGGTGTGCAGAATTTCCTCATCCTGTTAGGTGGATTAAACATGAACGCTGGGAAGATGAAGTCCCAGATATAAGCAGTATGCTTAAAGATTCGAAATTTATTTATAAACCACCTAAAAACAATTTAAGAGATGAAAGATAGAAATTATTTAGAGCAAGTATTATTAGGTAAACTCATAAACAACAAAAAAGAATACTATAATAATCACTCGCTATTAAGTTCAGACATATTTAAAAACATAGAACACAAAAAGTTATATATGATTCTTGACAAATCACTACAAGAATCTGGCGAATGTGACTTATCTAAGTTTTATTATCAGTCTGAAAATAAATATGATGCAATTAAACTTGCACATGAATGCACAGAAAAGTCTTATGACCATTACATACCCAAAAACCTAATCCTTATGTTATTGGAAAATAATAAAATGGAGGAATTAGAAAATCTTGTGATGTTAATTAACAAAAAGATAACTAACAATGATGAGTTGTTTAGCATTATTGATTATGCTGAAAAAGAACTACAAAAAATTGGGAATGTAACTAACGATAAGCTAGTTCATATTAGTGAACAAATGCCAGAAATGGTTAAATCTATTGAAAGAAACGTTAATAACCAGGGAATGACAGGTATTCCCAGTGGTTTTAGTGACATTGATAGATTTACTAGTGGATGGCAAAAACAAGACTTAGTTATTATAGGTGGAGCTTCATCTATGGGTAAAACTAGTTTTGCTTTAAATGTTGCTGTTAATGCTGCAAGACAAAAGTATAATATTGTTGTATTTTCTTATGAAATGTCTGTTAATCAAATGCTTATGCGTATGATTAGTGGAGATGCAGGTATTGACAATAAACATTTATTAAAAGGTGCCGTATATCAAGAAGAATGGACTAAAATACATAATAGTATAGGTCAGTTCGATAAGATACCCTTGTATATTGATGAGTGTAGAAATACATCTCTAAAATATTTACTTAATAGAATACGCCAATATGTTATAACTAAAAAAGTTGATATGGTTGTTGTAGATTATCTTCAGCTTATTAGTTATAATCTAAATGGACGTAGTCGTGAGCAAGAGGTGTCACATGTAACAAGGGCATTAAAAAACTTGGCAAAAGAATTAGATATAACAGTATTAGCACTTTCTCAACTTTCTAGAAACGTTAGTAAACGCGATGGGGGTCGCCCTACACTAGCCGATTTGAGAGAATCTGGGGAAATTGAGCAAGCTGCTGATACGGTTATATTTGTTTACAGACCTGAATACTATAACATTCTTACAGACGATAGAGGTAATAGTGTTCAGGGACTTGCTGAAATTATCTTTGCAAAGGGAAGAAACATAGGTATAGGTAGTAAGCATTTAAAATTTATAGACTACCTTACAAAGTTTGAGAATTTACCAACAATGTAATGTTGAAATTTTATTCTTTTCTTCCTTGTACTTTACTATTTATTTAGTAGATTTGCATCATTATGATTAGTTATGAACAGGCTTTATCTAAGCTTTCAAAAAAGCTAAAGATAAGTAAAACTCTAGCAAAAGGAGTTTTAAATAATACCTTTAGTGAAATAGAGCAGGTTATCAACAGAGGGGATAACTTTATGTTCAAAGGATATATAAAGTTTGTTCAAGCTAAGAATAAAAAGAAGCCGATTAATAAAACCGAATTGTTTAATTTAAAAACCAAAGACAAATGAAACCGAATATAATTATTGCTGGACCATCAGGTTCAGGTAAGTCTAGTTCAATGAGAAATCTAGACCCAAAAACAACAGCTGTTATTAACACAGAAAGAAAACAGCTACCATTCAAGAACGCAAAAGAGTTTATGAATGTTCCAGTTAAGTCTGTATCAGAGTTTCACTCAGCTTTAGACAAGGCTATGTCAAGTGACAAAGTAGATACAATAATCATAGAATCATTTACATCTCTTATAGAAATAATATTCAGAGAGGCCGATATAAGATATAAAGGCTTTGATGTATGGAGTTACTATAATAAAGAGATAGATAAGATTCTAGACAAGTCTAAAAACTCTGATAAATATGTTGTATTTACTGCTATTGACGGCGTATATGACGGCGACAATGGTGTTGAAGAACGCTATGTTGCAGTAGATGGTAACAGATGGAAGAAAAGAGTTGAGAAAGAATTTGTGGTTTGCTTATTCACTGACACAAGAAAGACAGATGATGGAGTAAGCTACAGGTTTAGAACAAATACCACGGGTAGAGATTCTGCAAAGAGTCCTATGGGTATGTTTGAAAATTTACACATTGAAAATTGCCTTAAAGAGGTTATTGATAAGTGTGAATTATATTACAATTAGGAGGATAAAATTTAACCCTAGCAAGAGGGTTCTTCATTAAACCTCCACAATCATAATACTTTAATGAAGAATTGATAATAAGTAGAGAGCCCTTGCTAGCTCTCTATATTTTATAATTTAAAAAAACCGAATTATGTTTCCAAAATTAGAAGAAACCGACGTAACATCGAACAACAATATGCAATCGAGTTATTTAAAACCAGGAGCTCACACAGTTTCTATTAAAAGCTTTAAAACTAGTGATGAAAATGCTGGGTACCAAGGTACACCATACTTTGAATTTATTGTAGAAAATGAATTAGGAGTAGCATTTTTAAAGTTTAATGGAGTTGATTCTCACACAAGTGAGGCAGCAGCTAAAGTTAGAACTAGTATATTTAAAAACTTTTTAATGGCTGCAGGAGCAACGACGTATACAGACCCACAAATGGCATCTAACTCTATTATAGATAAAAAGGTTGAGGTGTGTTTAGCAAAAAGGGAGTATTGGACTACAGACAAAGACACCAATAAACCAGTAATAAAATCAAGAACAGAGTATAAATTTGCTAATCCTTTAGGACAGAAGATTACTTTTAAAGAAAGTTTTAATAAACCTTTGTCTGCTGAGGATAGAGCGGCTTATGAGTCGGCGTTGAAATTAAGTTCAACACCTTCTTCAGAAGTACAAACACCATTTTAATTATGAAAATGATAAATTATTTTTCAGCGAATGCTAGACAAACAGACAAGTTTAAAATAGAAGCTAGAGCATTAGGTATTACTTTATTTGAATTAAAGTTTGATATATCTAGAAGATGTTTTAAATTAGTATTGTTCAATATAGGATTTGGAACACAGAATTGTGAGTGCTAATGATATATAAGCACAAAGCATTTGTGAAAAACGGAAAGATTACTTTCCAAAACAGAGAACAGTTTGACAAAGACTTGTCCAGTAATGAGGGTAAGACTGTATTTATTACAGTACGGGAGCAAAAAAACAGGCGTAGCCTGAACCTTAACTCTTATTACTGGGCAGTCGTTGTCAATCTGGTCTCAAATGAAACAGGATATGATAAAGAAGAGGCACATGAAATATTAAAATCAATGTTTCTTCGTACTAAATATCAAATAAAAGGAATTTGGGTAGATGGAATGAAATCAACTACTAAGTTGAGCAACCAAGAGATGACTGAATATATTGAGGAAGTCAAAAGGTTTGCATCATCGTCTTTAGGACTATACATACCAGACCCCAATGAAGTAGAGTATGAATGATTTAGAAATATTTATAAACGGCAACGTACCTTCAAGTAAGAATGGAAAGAGATGGACAGGCAAGTACCTGATTCATAGTAAAACTACAATGCGTTATATTAAAGAATCTAAAGGCGAATATTTAGAACACACATATCCTTTTAAAGAATTTATAGAAAGGTTTAGTACCCCTTATATTATTCATTTCAAATTTTATAGGAAGTCTAGGAGGAAGTTTGACTATGTCAATCCTTTACAAACAGTTCAGGATTTAATGGTTAAATATGACTGGTTGGAAGATGACAGCTCTGACCACCTCCTACCTATATTTGATACATATGAATACAGTAAGGATAAACCAGGAGTATTAATAACAATAAAAGGAAAAGAAAATGTCAAAAATAAAAAGAAGAAAGGGGGGAACCCACTACACAAGACTGTTAGAGTATCTAAAAGAACACAAAACAATAACAAGTCTACAAGCAATAAGAGACCTAGGAAACACTAGGTTATCAGCAACTATATTTGAATTAAGAAGAGATGGTTATGATATAACCAGCACAGACATACCTGTATCAAATAGATTTGGAGGTAAAACTATGGTGGCTGAGTATAAAATAATACCACACTGCAGTGTTCCAACAGAACAGCCTGATGGTTCTACTGAATTTGTGGATTATTATAGTTCAGATGAAATTAATAGTGGTGGAATAGACACTTGGTTAAATAAAATTTTAAGTAAATAATTATGGCTAAGAAAAAAGAAATTAAAAAGAAAGAGGTGTTAAAGATAACACCCATCATAGACAATGAGGTTACAGATGTAAACTATTTTGATGACCATATGTATATGACAAACTCTACATTAAAGATGTTTATGGATAAATGTCCTAGAGCTTTTCGCCATGTGTTAAGTAATCCTATTAAAGCAACAGCTGCAATGAAATTTGGCACAGCGTTTCACATGTTTGTATTAGAAGACAAAGAATTTAGCAGACATTATGCAGTGGAACCTGACGGTATAGACAGGAGAACTACTATAGGTAAAGCAACTCTATTAAAATTTAACGAAAGTTTAAATGGTAGAGAGCCAATATCACATAAAGATTATGTTCAAATATTAGAAATGAGAACTCAATTAATGCAACATAAACATTATTCATTGCTAGAAAATTGTACTCAATTTGAAAAGATATATCTATGGAAGAATGAGATTTTGGATATATTATGTAAAGGCAAGCTAGATGCTGTTAATACTAAAGATAAATATATAGTTGATTTAAAAACAACAAGAGATGCAAGCCCAGAGGCTTTTAAGGAAACTATTATTAATCAAAAGTATCATATGCAAGCAGCTTTTTATTGTGACGCTTTAGGCTATAAAGATTATTACATATACGCAATAGAGAAAACAAAACCTCACTGCATATGTGTATATAAAATGTCTGAAGATATATTAAAAGCAGGAAGGCTTATGTATACACAAGCTATTATAGATTATAAGGCTTATATTCATGGAGGTGAGTTACCACAGGATTATAACGAGGGGCAAATATACGAAATATAATGGAAATAGTATTTGTATATGGCACCCTAAGGCAGGGCCATCACAACCATAGGCTAATTATGGACTGTAAGATTATTGATATAGGCAGAACTGTAAACAATTATGCTATGTACGCAAATGGAATTCCCTATGTGTCTGAGAATGAGAGCATTTCACAGATATATGGGGAATTATATTTGGTCAGTCAAAAAATTTTACTTACCTTAGACATGTTGGAAGGACACCCATCGTGGTATAATAGGAAAAAGGTTCCTATAGAAACTTTGAACGGAAAGATATATAATGCGTGGTTATATTTCAACGAAACTAAAACAGATAATTTAATTGCTTCAGGCGATTATACTGATAAAGGATAATTGAAAAAGCACACGAAAATATATCTAAAACATTTTGATTATGGTATTGAGGATTTCATACCATGTACTACATGCGGAGGTAAAGCTGTAGATATTCACCACATCAGTTCAAGAGGGATGGGTGGAAGTAAGTTCAAAGATGTTATAGAAAACTTAGCTGCACTATGCAGAGCATGTCACGAAAAGGCTGAATCCAGCAAAGAATTTAATGAAATAGTAAAACAAAAACATTTAAAATTATTATAATATGTGTTACACTACAATTAAAGTTCACGCTGAACAGTTGGCAGCGAAGCTTGCTCAAAGAAAAATTGAAAAGAAATGGAAAGCCTTAGGATGGTCTCCATATGAAGAAACTTATGACAATTATTATGGAGCCAAATATACAGAAGAAGCCGAAAAAGATTACGAAAAACATTACGCTTATTTTCTAGAAATAGTATTAAGCAAATCATTAATAAAACAAAAAGAATTAAATCATGACTAATTATATAAAAGACAGGGAGTTTCAAAACAAAATAATAGACAAAGAAAATATAGAAAAAATTGTTGCACTAGCATGTAGGCTTGGCGATATAACAAAAGAGGAGTTAGTAAGCGACTCAAGACAAAGACTAATAGGCGACATCAGAATGTGTGTTGGCAATTTATTAAGAAGAGTTTTTGGACTTACAACTTTGGCGGCTGGTAAATATCTAAACAGAGACCACTCTACCATATTGCATTATGAAAGAGAACATGGTAGTTTGCTAATGTTAAATTACTATAAAAAGATATACAACAAGTGCGTTAAGGCGGCATCAAGTTTATGTGTAGATATTGACGGCTTAGATGTTGATAATAACACAGTTATAAATGACTTAAGAAGGCAGAATTCTGTCCTTCTAAAAAAGATAGAGAGAATGAAAGAAGAGCTGGTTCAATATAAAAAGCTGAAGGTTAAACTACAAACTTTACACAGTTTAGTGTAATTCTTTTTTTATTGTTTGGAGGGGGGCATATTGCTCCCCTTTTTTTATATAGGAACATTATAAAACAATTCAGCTTGAAGTCCATTATTCTTAGACCATATAAAACCATGGGCTCTTTTTACATTTCCTATAAAACCTTTATCATCATGCCATTGGTCAGTGGCCGCCATACTACCTAGATTCCTAACAGTAATACCACTAAGCTCACTAGTAGCTCCAATTTTTTTATGATGTACGCCATGCAAGTGCCCCCTATGCAACTCAACATAACGCACATCACTCCATATATCTCTAAATCTTTGAGGCAATATTTGAACAGCTTTATCAGCTTTCATTTTATGGCCATGGTCAAAGGCAATTAGATTATTTCCGTATTTAAAGCCTTTCATAAGAGGTCTAGTGTTATCTATCACCACATTCTCGTTATTCTCGTAGAAGAGCTCTAATGCGTCTCCTAGATACATTATACACTCCTCATCATGGTTACCAGGCATAACAACTACATGAACAGGACATATACTAGATAGTTCGTCAATAGCCATAGTTATTAACTTTCTACCACGTTTATACATTTCAATATGATGGTCGCTATTAAACTGAGGAGTGCCCTTAGTTGTCCTAGGAATAGGTTTGTCACCATCAGTATTTAAGAAGTCATTACCCACTACAAATAGAATTTGGTCAATAGTAAATCCAGATGCTCTCTTCAATAAGTGCTGTATGGCAGATAACAACCTGTCCTGAGCAATATCCATTGAATATTCATCGCCTATTATACCAATCTTTCCCAAATGTAGGTCATATGCGCCAATCTCTAAGCAATGCGCGGTAGTGTCCTGCCCTTGTAGTTTAGTGTTAACCTTTGGCTTGTATGTAGCCATGTCTCTTAAGTCTTCTATCAAAGATTGTCTAGTAATCTCAAGATTCTTAAACGG